GAAACTCATCCCAATTCGCTAATACATCTAAGACTTCGTCAGGTATTGTATAAGGTTCTCTTGCAGAAAACCAAAATATAACACTTTTAATAACACCAGTCATATTCTTATTGCCAAGATTAAGTTGCTCCTTGGCAAATAGATAAACTTCTAATTTATCAAGGCACTCAAACCAGTACTGCTCTTCTGCGTCTAAAAAACTTAGAGAACATTGTTTAATATTCTCCAACATCTCTTCTTGAACTTTACCATATCTTTCATAAAGTTCAGGATCATGAGAACCTACAGTAGAAGGCATATCTCCAAATACATGTTCCGCAGTATCATGCCACAAAACATATTTAATGAGATTCATGGAAGGTTCTGTATTAAGAATGAAAAGTAATGATAGCATATTATACTGGTGGTGGCCATTCGTTTGCTCACCAATAATTTGTTTCGCATGGAAGCGTTTAACATTGCCACCATCACGAGCGAAATTAATTCTTAACTTATATTGACTGATTAGCTCTTGTTTACTTTTTAGCTCTTCGTTCGAGCCATTCGGTGCAAGCTCTGCGCCAATCGTAAGCTGTGCATCGTCCGATATTTTCAATTGCTTGCTCATAATGTCCTTGCCTGTAAGATTGATAGGAATAATGCATAGGTAACGCTACGTTATAAAAAAATGAATTTTTAAACGTATTACCTGGACTCTCTAGAAATGCGAATAGATCTTCATCCCAGGATTGATCCTTAGCCGCTATAGGTTGATGCGTAACCCAAGGATTTTCTATACGTTTAGCGTCATCATAAGGATCATAAACTTCACATCTTCCATTAGTCTCACACATAAATTTAGCAGTTTTGATAAGAGATAGATAAGTTTCTTCTGGCTTTTCTCTAGATTTCATCTTATTTATAAAATCAACGTAGCCATGATAATTAAAGCTCGCTTGAGCATACCAACCAACGCCGACGCCAATACGGTCCGCTAGATATTCCTGAAGCATTGACATATGAACGGCATTCGCTCCATAAGCCCCCCAGATAATATCGTTAGACCTGCAATTCACCTGCATGCAAAGTTCAGGTAATCCTTCTTCATTAACATTTATACGAAAATAAACTTGTGTATTGCAGGGAATATCCTTGCAACCATTATCAGCGAATACTGGGTCATCCTCCCCACTCCACATTGTTAAGACAACGCGGCGATCATTTGGATTTTCCTTAAACCGCTTAATAATCCAATCAAGCTGATCAAATCCAAAGAAATGCCGCCAACGGTGACCATAGGCACCCGTTAACGTCTCATTATCATCACTATATTGGGCAATTTGCTTAGCGAAAGAAGCTGGATAGGCAACATCTTCCCGACCAGCTAACATCCACAAGCTTTCAAAGAAATGAAAATACGGATTTGCATCTCGCTCTTGCCAAAAAACAACTCTTTGATAAGGCTTCGTGTAGAATGTTGTTATGGGTATAGGAGCAACGAGAACGCTACCATTTCGACTATCTTCTAACATACCGTATTTATATAAAGCGTATAATCCTAAAGGCAGTGCACAATGCACATTAGGTACTGTAATAGTGATAGGCGTGCCAGGTATTTCTACACCTTTAACGAACGTTGACATATTTCCTCTTAAGTCTTAAACCCTGTTGAGCGCGACGATACTTATCATATTCACAAAGCGTATGTTCTACTTCTCTGAGTTCCCATTCTGGCCAATCATGAGGCCAAAACTCATCTTCCTTAGAAAGATCAAGCAATGCCGCCATAAGGGTAATCATGTACTCACGATCGTCTTCCTTACCACGATCAAATCGCTGACGATTCCCATCATAGAACAACTCCCCTAGACCTGCCGCGCATCCTGGCCCGGGGTTTGCCCACGAATTAATATCAACCGCGTCTCCTAGGACGTCTGTATGGCGTAAATCAGTTACTATTTCATACGCTGTAAATTGCCCTTGATAGGGCAACTGCATGATGATCTCCCAAGCTGCTTGCAACGACAAATTATAATAAATATCCTTTATGAGTTGCTCTTCCCGCTTTTTAGCAATCTCAATAAGGAACAATAAGGCTTCTATCTTCGTTAGGCGAGCGGGTGTTTTCACTATGTAAGCGCCAGTAATGATTACGCCGTCTTGGCGTTTACGTTCTTCCAATGCCATACGCCATTGTTCGAAATCCCAATTACGTTCTAGAATAAATGGCTTAAGGACTTCTCCTGCATTAATTCTATTAAACCAACGGAATGCAATTGTAGCCAATATTACTTCCGGCTGAGAACGCAACGGATCACGAATATTGTCTCGAAACCATATGGTCGTTGCATCGTCCTCTCGGAAAATATTGCAAAAAGACCACTGCTTCAGAACTGGATCCTGAGTCCACTCCTCACGCGGCTTACCGGCTCTACGATTTAACAAAATCTGATAACGTTCTCGGGAGTAAGCGAAGAATTTTTCCGCACCGTTTAATAACGACGACTTATTAATATAATCTGACATTACACTATTCCTAGCAGCTCTTCTATTTTGGGCAGAGCCTGTTCTCGGGAAAGATAATAAGTGGGGATCCCTAAAAATTCTAAGTCCCTCGTAATCTTCGCTACGCGGGTGTAAGTTTCTTCTGTTCGGAAAGGGTTAACAGGTTTTACATTACCTTTTGCTAGCCGCCGCGCTTCTATTCCTTTTAAGCATTCTTCTAGGGACGTGGTGAGGTGTATTATGTGTAAATCTTTTTTATCAAGAAGATTCCACAGGTCTATGACGCGACCTTTGGAGCGGGAAACAAGTAAGCCTTCAAATATAACATGATATCCAGACTCAGTGTAAACAGATTCAAATACATCTGACAATGGACTAATATTGTCACAACCACCAGTAGGTTTATTGTAAGGTCCAATAACAACTGTAGAAAGTTTATCAATATTATTACTAGGAATAAAATACCCATCAATATTATCTGCTGCATCTAATAATGGTCTATGATAATGTTTATCTAATAGTTTCTTAACGATGGTTGATTTCCCGGAGCCTGACGTGCCCCTAATATTTATTACAGTCATGCAATCTCCATCACCTTAATTCCAAATTGATGAAAAATAACCTCTAGAACCTGATCTCGCTTATACCTATGAACGGGGACACCAATCGCTTCAAGCTGCTCGCAAGATCGGACAACTTCCTTATAGCGGCGCGTTGTATTATCAGGATTAAAGGGCTTCTTAGGTGGGTTCTTGCGCTCAGAGCGACGTTTTTCCACTGAGGCGAGGCAGGTCTCTAAGGTTTCCGTTAGCTCGATAATTTGGAAGAGTAACGGATCCCTAAGCAACCATTCAAATAACTCAGTGCAGCGCTTCTTATCATGGGCCACGAGCAATCCTTCAAATAGAACATGATGTCCGACTTTATATTCTTGCTTAATAATTTCAAAAAGCTGATCATACGTCTTTATAGTGTCGCATCCTCCACAAGCCGTTTCATAATGACCTGGGATAGAAATAACTTTATCACCCGGCCAATGAAGGCGATACAAGAGTGGATTCTTGCGATCTTTAAGGTAAATTCTATCCGTAGAATGCGCCAGGTCCATAACCTGGCGCACTGCTGTAGATTTACCGGAACCACTTGTTCCACGTATATTGATAATCATGCCTCAGCGACTATCGGAGCTTGAGCACGCTGTTCGACGAAATTCCTAGAAGCCTCAACGAGTTGCTCCATAATTTCGACGAACGCCTGGCTACCCCCGGCTTGGAACATAGGGTCACCAATCTTTTCCTTAGGATCATTAAGATAGCGCCCTAGTGGCTCACTAAAATGCTCAACATTACCCCGGCTTTCCGTTAAGCCGTATTGATCCCAAAGTTCCGCTAAACGCTTCTTTTGTCCACTATCCATAAAGAGAATCCACTCAGAGTCCTTAAGCATCTCACGAGAAACCTCAACGGAGCGATGATCCTCTAAGCTCACGGAAGCATTCTCCGCCGCCCAGTCTCTCACCTTCTTCGGACTTTTTGTCCCATTAGGCTTAAACCCAGCGCAACGAACGTCCTCTAACCCATATTTCTTCATGATAGCCACCGCCAGAGGAGATCTGCACACTGAGCCATGGCACAACACTAATACAGTCATTTTTACCCTACTTAGTTCTATCACCATTTATAGTGATGGTTCCATTTTTCATCATCGAACGTACCGGCCAATATCGATTCGATATTATTAACGATCAGCGTCTTAGACAGCGTCCCATCATGACAGGTTGCTCGATAACGAATTTCTAGTGAATGGTCATATGGCTCGAATTGAGGAATTAAAGCCGCATTACCCCCCGCGCTAATAAATACTGCCCTGGGGTCAATATTTCCCGGAGAACCCCAATCCCCTAATGCGCAAAGTGTGTAGCACCGACACCACAATCCCACCTGAATCAGTTTATCAGGATCTAGGGTTTCTGGGAAATGGCGAATCTCGAAAGTTCCAAAAGGTTCACGTAACTGACGTAAATTCACCGCTGCACGCGGTTGGAAGTGCCAAAGCGGTGCTCCCATTCTACTACGTGGAACCTCCGCCTCGAAAAACTCTTGAGGTGTTCGAGCGGCAAGTTGTAAAGGCAAGCGACTTTTTGGAAGAATGGTATGGTGAGAACGTCGACGGCGCTTATAGCGACGAATAGCACCTAATTGTTCTAGGTTAAGTTCCGAATGGCTTAACGAGGGGAAATCATCAAATGGGTTCGGTATAGGTTCAACCCAATCTAAAACCTTTGGCAACCAATAGGCGTTATATTGAGCAAAACGTTTAAGATGAACGAGATCTCCACTAAGTCCAGGCACGCCAATATGAAAGTGCAAATTGGATCTATAATTCACAGTACACTCTGGCCAACATCTTAATATTTGCTGCATACATTCTACTTGTCCATCAATATTATCTGTGGGAGGTGTATTAATCTCCCCACCTATTCTATAATATTTTAGTGATGGGTCGTTTGCTATACCTGTGGAATTTACTATTGTTATGTCTTTTTTATCTCGACCGAATCTAGGAAGAGTATTAAGTTCGTTAGCAGGCCAGTCTGATAATTCTCTTTCAGTGCCAAATGTCATTTTATTTAAATTAATCATTTTTCTTATGACTCTCACTTAATTTTCTTTTATGTTCTTCAGATAAAGACTTACCTTTATTCCAAGGTATTCTACCTGTATTTGCTTGACGGCATTTTTCTATTATCCATCTTGGAATATTACGACCTTTAGCAGCTTCACTCATTTTCTTTCTAGTTTCAATAGAACGCTTTTTTCCTTTACCTAGGTTAACTTGTCTTTTTCTAGCTTCTTTTAATTTTCTCTTATGCTCTTCAGAGAAGAGCGGATATAGTATTCCAAGATTAGAAACAACGTATTTCCTTGTATTATAACCATTTTTATAACTATCTAATTCATCAACCCAGTGCTGTTCTTTTTCCATTAAATTTTCTTTAGAACATAATTCTAATACACAAAATAAAAAATTGCTCACATCATATCTATTAATTGCATTTTGCAACTTTCTTGCGTGCTTTTGTTTCTTTATAGCCCTGAGATGATCAGACCATCTCGCATTAATATTTTTACCAGAACCAACATAATACTTATTGGTAACTGTGTTTAGAATCCCATAGACGCCAGAGACATTTAAATGTCTCCTACTAGACTCATAAGAATTAAATGGGTAGTTCCATATCTTCTTCATTTTCTCCTTAAATTCTGATATAATTTATGATATAGAGAATTCATCTTTAGTTTTTGTAGCGCTCAATGAAGTCCGTCCTTGTATAGCAAAGAGCTTATCACGAGCCTATAATTACAAACCTAAGAGTTAGAATAAATGACAATTAATGCCTCAGATAGCTTCACTCGTCCTGCTGACACCGATGCCTATACTGCTGCTGACCTTGTGGCTAATAGCGTCACAGCTGGAAGTGTTATTCCCCTGCAATTTAGCGTCGCACGTTTAGGTGTTGGCAACGGTATTATACGCGCTGCACGTATCTTTAAAGATGATGAAACTGTAACAAACGCTAATTTTAATGTCCATATCTTTTCTCAATCTCCTGAAGTGAATAATGGTGATAATGGAGCTTTCTCCCCCACGACTATGGCAAATTGGCTAGGGGTTATTCCTGTTGACGTAGAAGCCGGACGTGTTTCCGCGACAGACGCTGCTAATAGAGGCGTCCCCACTGTTCCTATTAACTTTGATCTTTGGGCCTTTAACGCAACGGAACGTAGACTTTACGCCCTTTTAGAAGCTGCGGAAGGCTACACTCCGGCTTCCGGGGAATCTTTCACAGTCACTTTAGAAATCTCCGATCAGGTTAATTAAGCCTCCGCCTTTAATATCTCAGAAGCCGCCCAACCCGCCGCTACAGTGCCATTTTTTGCGCCCGCCGTCGCAACCCACATATTATTGTACACCTTTTCTAGAAAGAAAGGCTTACCTTTTAGATAGGGACGAATACCATAAATAACATTCGCTTCATCTTTCGCCCTGTTCACTATGCGAGCGCAACGCTCTAAACTTTCCTGTTGACGTTCCGACGTCCAATTTTGCGATTTTATCGCTGAACCGTCCCCAACCCAAAGCGTATCGTCTTGCCAGCTATTAAGGACGACAAGTTGTTTATAAGGAGCCCAAACGTTAATAATATTCTCATAAGTTGAGCCTTGCCAGGTGAAGGCGGCACCCGCTAACCCAGAAAGCTCCGGTAAGTGGTATAGACGTTTCGTCCAAATACCCGCCGCAACAATAAGAAGCCTGGGCTTTATATAATAAAAGTTTTTCTCTATATGGGCTTTAACGACAACCTCATGCTCTCTCTCAAATATTTCTGTGACTGTTCCTTTAATCGCTTGACCCCATCGCATAATTCGCTCTGGTGGTATCCAATGGACTGTCACTGCCTTATTTAAAGGTTTCGTTCTAAATGTAATATCCTCTATACCATAAAGACTATCCAATAATTTTAAAGCTGGCTCATAACGTTCTTTTCCCATACTAGAAAGCCAAGAAGGGCGCATAAGGCAAGCAGCGGGACGGGACCCAGCTTCTGGCCTCAATGCGTCTATATAGGTAACTTCCCGACCAGACCTTTCAAGAGCATCTCCGATAATAGAGCCAAATAAACCCGCTCCAATTATAAGAACATCTACATTTAATGTATCTCTTTCCCTTGCATTACGCAAGGTGTCTTCATTTAACGTCATGTTCCCTCAATCGGTACTATTGGCATCGCAGCCTTAAACAATTCTGCAGTTTGTGAGATCTTACTCCAATCAACTAACCCTTCATGTATTTCCCGAATATCATTAAACAATGGGTATCGACCGTTACGATGAGATTTCCATTTACATAATACAGATTCTACCTCTTGCACACTAACAGGTCGGTCATAAAGTGGTGGCGCAGCATAATCTTGGAAATGCTCTATAAGGTAATCAAATATTCCTCTTATAGCGTAAGGTTTAACCTCTACTTTAGAGGCTAGTCCAGCACGTTGACGAAATAACATCTTAGCGGCTTCAACTGGATCCTTATAGATCACGACGTCTTCGTAACTAAAATTGACTGGGGTGAGACCAAGGCGATCAACAAGATCTGCTAATTTAAACGTCGCCCAGGACCCGAAGCCATGATGTTCCTGAACCCGCGCTGAGAACCCCTTAAAAGAAATAGGCTCCGGCTTAATTTGCTCGCCGCCAGTGAGGTAGGTGATAAAATCTTCTGGATTACCCCCGTAACGCTCCTTTAGCCGTTGAACAACGTCAACTGCAAATTGTCCACGCCAATGCCGCCGTTCATGACTCCTGGGCCAGCGACCCCCCACCGGAGATTCTTCATTATTTATCGCTGCAATGAATAGTACATCCCAGAATGATGCATTTCGCCTTTCACTAAGCCAGCAAGCTGCCCCCACATGGTAACAAAGTATATACGCTAACAACCAACGGTTAAGGTGATTTATCTTTAAATCTCCATTACTGTGTAACTTATGCAGCGCAACATAAACTGGATCTAGATCATTACTATTAAGAAGTATCTTACCAAAGTCTTCAATTTCTAATCTCTTATAGTCACGTTCCATGTTACCGTATATACTCTCTCATACCAATTAACACATCTTCTCCGAAGAATTCTTGACCCTCATCTTCACCACTAAAGGTGTAAGGCTTATATGTTAACCCTCGGAAAACCTCACTGCGATGATGTTTCACTGCATATCGAATAAGCCATATGCTCGCTAACGATAATTCTTTACGCTCTAATTGCTCTGGTAACTCTCCTTGAGGCCATTCCGTGGGCAAGCCAAGGATCATTTTTAACTCCGAGAAATTCGGAGATTTCATTGTTTCCCGCTGCGCAAACTCATTACGTTGCCGCTTCATGTGCTCAATCATCTTGAGGTAAGCAGCTTTAGGGTTATCTAAAATAAACAGGGCAATAAAGGCTTGTAACCCATTACGCAAACCCTGCGCAACGAACCAGAAATCCTTCGTAAATTTCTTATTCTCTTCTATGGTTTCTAGAGCACCTGGCATACTCGTGACTGGCGCGGGTAGCACACCAATAGCCACGCTAGCAGGTTGAGGCTGTAATTGCTTTAAGCTGTCCACAATCACCTCTTCAAAATCTCGCTTAAGGCTATTACGGTACCGCTTAGCGGTGAATGTAGGATTATTTTCCATATCCCTGACGAGGTTCCAGGCTGAAGCTTGTAAAAGCTGCGTTATGCCCCGCACTTTATAGCGTAACTTATAACACTCGTACAGAATGAATAAGGTCACAAGAATAATTAAGACAGCGACTAGAAAAATCAAAATTTTCTGTATCATAATCGTTATTCCTCAAAATAAAAAAGGCTAACGTTACATTATATAACGTTAGCCTAGTACCTAGAAATGGAATTCAGGACTTAGAAATACCCGTCCTTAAGAGCTTCCCGGTCGCTCTCACTGAGAAAACCAGTCTTTTTGTCCTCAGTGACCTTAGTAACAACGACTTCAGCTACCGGCTCAACCTTAACTTTACGCTGCTCAAGAGTGACAACATAAATAAGCTTAGCGTCACCTTCACCTTCTTCCCGCAAGCCATACCCAACATAGGTGTGGAGCAAGCGGATAAGGCCATAAGCGCGCTCAGAGATGCGGCTGGACTTCTTGCCCTTTTCAACGTCATAAACACGAATGACGTCTTCAATCTGAGCGAACGTCGCTCCCTTAATTAAAAGGTCACGAGCACGCGCCCTAAGAGAATTCGGAGCAATCTCCTTAAGACCTTCACTCAAAGGCGGGTACATAAAAACCTTCTGACGCTTTTTGCGCGTCTTGGTTTCCGTCACTGGCGTCGGGTTACGACTTTCCAGTTCAATATAAAGCTGTTGCAACCTACGAAGACCAGTTGATTTATCACGGAACTTTGTGATAACATCCTTATCAAGAATGGGTGCTAAAGTATTGTAGCGATCCGCCATTTCAGACAAAGTCAGCTGTTCAAGGTTTTCAGTATTTGTCATAGTTTGTCTCCCATTTGCTATCAGCATAAGTAAATTTACTTCTGCTTATGCAAAAAGGCAACAAAAAAATGCGTAAATTGCTAAATTAAAATTTCACCAGCTTATACCCATAACGAGGCTTGATGATCGTTGTTAGTCCGACGCCTTCAATACTATGCCTCATTAACCTAACTTGCTTACGGAAGCAATTTTGAGCTGTTTTAGGCTTTTTCTGATTAAGATAGTAGACGTCTAGTAAGTCTTTCGTTGGGTACCATTCATCCTTATGATTAAGTAAAGCTTTAAATATTATATAATGCCTATCTCTTAAAGCTACTCTCTTTCCCTTATAGAGAACTATAAAAGGAAATTCTACATCATCTGGATTTATAGAAAAGAGAATGTCTTTTTTATCTACATTCTCTAATAATGGTAAACTAACGTTACCGTTTCTATTTCTGTTTAACACGCCAGTAACAACATTCTTCTTGATATGCATAGTTCTAGCGATATCAGCAGGTGTATATCCTACACCATAATAACGAAGAATTCGTTGATTACGCGTTGTGTTTTCTGGAGCATTATTACCACCATGCACAATACGTATACGCGACGGCTTTGCTCTTAACGTTGATTGTAGGTGTTCAGCAGGAGGCTTCACTCTATTAATTTCCTGCCATTTTGCAAGCATTAACTCTTCAAATTTGCTCATTGTGCTGTAGTGGTCCCATAAAATATATCAGTATAAACGACAATACTCGCTAAATCGTCTCGTTTAAATTCATAACGATTTAAAATCTTTATCGCTAAGTGATAGGCTTGTATTTGCCCACGTAAGTTTTCTCTCATTCTGTCTAGTTGGTCAAATTGACTATTGATGACGCTCTCAATGAGATTAGCGTCGTCACCTTCCTTTAGACGCCAGCGTCCCGCAATTGACTTCGCTCGCTCCTTATTACGAATTAAGCCTGTCAGCTTTTCTTCTAATGTCGCAATACTCTTTTCAAAGTGCTCTGTTAGAATTTTTTGTAAGTCCGCAGTGCGTAAGTCGCCGTCCGCACCAATAAGCTTAGAAATAGCCTGGCTTATAAGGCCGAGCGCAACCTGTTCTAGGTGGTTTTCCGGTAAGCCCTCCGATATATCACCCGTCCGGTTATAACGTTCCCTGCGCTTAGGGTCCATTAAGACGTCGTGCGCACGGCAAAGTTGGGAGAATTTCTCCTGAGAACCCGTTTTTTGGTTATCAGGGTGATAAATTCGAGCAAGCTTACGATAAGCCGCACGAATCTCAAGAGGCGTAGCATCTTGCTTGACACCAAGTATCTCATATAACGTCATTGCTTAACCCTTTCAACTTTCGTTAACAACTCAAGGGCAAGAGAGGAAATCTCATTAGAGATATCAGAAATCTGTGTAATAATTGGTGTTTGTTTATCTAAATCAAGTATTGACCCATCATTGTTTAGTGCTGCGTCTATAATGTCAGTAAGCGTCCCTGATTTAATTCCAATCAATTGTACAATTTCTTCTGCAGAAAGAGTATAAACCATCTTGTTACTCCCGTTATTTAATTGATCTTATACCAGATGATTTATAGATTATAAATGCAAAAGCGCCGCAATTGCGACGCTTAAGCTGGTGGACATCGGTAGTACTCAAAAGCTATACTAAGGGTTGATACTCCGTGCTCCTCCAGAACCTTATCGCAAACAAATTGCGAGCAGGCTTATAATCAGCTGTTGGGAGACAAAAGATTATACAATGCCTGCTCGCAAACCCCTTATCAACGACGCAGCCTCTTATTACGACTCGGCTAGGTTGAGGTTGATTTCAGTAGCTTACTGAATTTCCTTTAAATCTAAAATGCCTAACAAAAAACCGCACCCTTTTCAGGATGCGGCTCTTCCACTCCGCTGAGTGGTCTACCCCCCAGTAGAACTTAGAATAAGGAGAGCTTAATACCCATCATGCCAACGATATCATCGCGGTCAAGAGTAGCCCTAAAGCCATCACCATCAGTGATATCCTCAGCAATAGTGAGGTCTTGATAGTCTGTGTACCGTATAGCGATAAATCCTCTGACGTTTTCGTAACCCTCAAAGCGGTGTTCAGCACCAACCTCGCCAAACCAGCCAATGAGATCATCTTCAGTTGGTTTAAACTCTTTATCAAAATCTGAAGTTACTTCTAATTCACCTATGGCTAAACCACCAGCTGCATAAAAGGCTGTGTTAGCATCCTTAATAAAACCAATTCTTGGACCTACAACAGCACCCCATTTTTGGGAGATATTAAGAACCTCAAATTCTCCTGGTGTAATAATGCCTGTAACGCTATCTACATGCTCACCATTATTTAGATTATAACCAGCAAACGCACCGATGAACAAACGTTCATTAATTTGCTGGTCAAAACCAACCTGAAGTTCTCCGAAAAGACCTTCTGACCCTAAGCCATCTAGATTAATGTTGGCTGTATCTTCGCCTTCAAAAAAGTCGATGTTACCTTCATGATTAGCGAACTGATAGCCACCAGCACCAGCAACCCAAAAAGCAGTCCAACTGATTGGGCTACGTTCTTGAAACGTATCCTTCAAGCTATCCGGCGTATAAACGTCCGCCGCCGATGCCACGCTTATCGTACCCGCTAAAAGCGCGCTCGCTATTAAAATTCGGTTCATATCTGTTAACCCCTTAATTGTCGACAAAGGATTGACACCTTACGTCTATAAAGCGTCAATCCCTCTGGTTTTATCGTGTAACAACTAGCACTGAATAGTGAGCCGTTGCTTATAAGCAACTATTACCCGCACTCCGTTTGATTTGTTTGAGGGTCCATGACGCAAGACTGTCCTTCTGGGGCTTCACCTTCTTCTTCATGTTCAGAAAGCTTGAAGATACCAGCTTTTTTGCCGTCTATACGGAATGTTGTGCAAGATTTGCACCCGGCTTCATAAGCCTCATGATAGATGTTCTTAAATTCATCATAGGTGATACCACTTTTCGGATAACGCTCCTTAGAACCGAAATTAATCGTCTTAGAAACGGAGCTATCTATGAACGGAGCGCAGGCCTTTAAGACGTCTACATGTTCTCTTAGAGTCACGTCCTTAAGCCGCTTACCTTTTATCCCTAATTGCCCAAACCCATAATCCGTGAAACGGAATGTTTCCGCGGAACCGTCCGCCTTCATCACCTGACGATCATATTCATAATCGACCACTGGCTCTAAGCCAGAACTAACGTTATCCGCGCAAATCGCAATGGTGCCTGTTGGGGCAATGGAGGTAAGGTGGGAGTTACGCAAGCCATGACGACGAATGCTATCCTTAACATCAGGGCTAAGACCTTGAAACTGCTCAGATTTTTCATATTCATTGAGGTCGAAGAGTGGGAATGACCCTTTTTCCTTAGCGAGCCGCGAAGACGCTAGGTAAGCGGCGTCGCGTATGCAACGTAGAACCTTACTGGTGAAATCACAAAACTCAGGTGAACCATAGGAATATCCGAGCGCTTCGCCAGCATTCGCTAGACCCATCACGCCGAGGCCCATACGCCGCTTACGCTTCGCTTCACGCTCTTGTTCATAAAGGGGATAAACTGTACGGTCGATCACATTATCGAGGCCACGTACTGCAGTCATAACGATTTCCGTGAGACGTTCATAGTCGAAGGAGTAATTCACTCTAAACTTACCTGGAGCACCATCAGCGACAATCTCCAAAGTTTCTCGACTTTGATTTGTCAGGAACTTCGGCAAGTTCATAGACCCGAGCAAGCACGCCCCATAAGGCGGTAACGGTTGCTCGCCACAAGGATTCGTCGCTTCTATCGTCTCACAATATTTAAGATTATTGGCATTATTAATGCGGTCAATAAAGAGGACGCCCGGATCACCCCAATCCCAGGTTGATCGCATAATTGATTCCCAGAGTTGCTCCGGATCAACCTCTCGCCAGACTTGCCCTTCAAACCGCAGCGGAAACGGCTTCTTCGCCGCTAGATGCTCCATAAATTCATCGGTAACCAAGACTGATAAATTAAAGCAGGTGAGATAATTTGGTCGCTGCTTGCACCGGACGAATTCCAATATGTCAGGGTGATCAATGCGTAGGGTACCCATCTGAGCTGCTCTTCGCTCTCCTGTCGAAGCGATGCACCCTGCTGAGGCGTCGAACATCTCAATAAATCGTACTGGTCCGCAACTGTGCGACGCGAGCTTTTTAATGAGCGCTCCACGTGGTCGTAAATGAGAGAATCCGTAACCAATTCCACCTCCTAAACGTAACGTTGTCATTGCTTCAGTGAGGCGCTTCATGATCGCGCCATTGCCTTCTAACAGGCTATCCTCAACCGTTCCACTCACAAAACAGTTGAATCCAGTCACTGTTTTCTCGGAACCCATCGCTGACCAGATACGGCCCGCTGGCGAAAATAGCTGCAAGCCAATCGCTTCCCGCAACTCGCCATAATGAAATGAGTTATCGCTCATCGCATTCGCAACGCGGTTCGCGGCTTCCCTGAAATTTTCATAAGGACCGCGATGTTTTAAAGCGTGAATAGCGTCTGCGCCCGCCGTAACCGGACCAAAACGATGTTCCTGGATCATATGAGATTAGTTCCCTGAGAGGTTGGATATCACTAGATTTAGTGATTTTAAATCAGGGAACTTGAGGTGGCAATCAGTAAATTTAGGAAATTCTACCAGTAACTTTAATAATCTACATTCTCTTCTTCAACCATAGGTCCTTTATCTAATTGACGTCTCCACTCCTCATATTTCATTTCATGATATGTTGGAGTGTATTCTTTCTTAGAAAAAGCTAACGCTATCAACTGAAGTGCTACAAACACACCCCAAATGATAACCCCAATAGTTAATAAAAACATTATCATACTATCCTCCTGGTCTTCCTAGCAATGTTACGATACAATTTATATTTCTTAATGAGAAAGCTAACATTTTGATGGCTACAACGCATTTCTTTAGCAACTAAACGCTGATTACCTAACTTCTGATAAAGCTCAAAAGCTAGCTCACTCTTATCAGAAACTATAGCTCTTTGCTCCTCACTTTTATTTATTTTTTCTATACCAGTTTTAACATTAACCCAAACACAACCCAACTTAGGGTTATTAAATTTCTTACGACGAGCAACTGTCGCTTCCACATCTATGGATTTTGTTCCCAGCCACAAACAATCTGAGTGTTTCGTATATACGCGCGTTAATAGGTTACGTTCCTGAAGCTCCGCAACAGCTAAAGGATTAATTAAACCTTCAAAATACGTAACATGCCAATTGCAACCATCAGTTAAATATAATTCTGCTAATTTACCTTTAGGATCAGGTATTTTAAGTAATACAAGTAATTCATCGGCAGTGTTTACAGCATAAAATTTAACCTTACCTTTACGTACGACGCCACTGTATACTGTACACTCCATAATTACCTCAACACAACATCAGCTTTAACAGCCTTATATCCCTCTTTCTTTAACTGCTCCGTTGTCCATGGTCTATCCGTGCCGCCGAATAACTCACCCGTCGTGCGATAGGCTTCCGCAGCCGTACGTCCAATACCGAATGCAAATTGCGTAGGATCTTCCTTAAGAACGAGTACCCAAATCTTCATAATTACCTCACAATCATCACTTTATTTGAAGCCCGTGTAATAGCTGTATATAACCACTTTGCATGATCGGAGCGAAATGCTGAACTTTCGTCCACTATAAAAACATTCGGCCACTCAGAACCTTGCGACTTATGGCAAGTTATTGCGTAGCCATAGGTAAATTCATGAAAACGCTCTCCGCGCCAATACGGTGTTTCTTCTCCTAAAAATGGTTCCCTATAAGCTTCAATATCATAAAGCACGCCACCCGCTTCTTCCGATAACTCACCTTCCTCTTCCGGTTGGACCTTTAATAGGATCTCATAACCTGTGTCCTCAACCTTTCTAACATTATAAAGTGTTCCGTTCATTAACCCTAGATTATGATCATTCTTAAGGCACACAACACGGTCCATCTCTGATGGCAATTGATGAGCGAACCCTAGTTGCAAGCGCATTGAATCATTCGCCGAAACACGCGTCTTATTTCTGCCCACTATAATCTGATCATAAGGCCGAGCGCATCCTCGCTCTAATTCGGAGGACCGTACGATACGGCTTAACTGATCCCCCTCACCATAATTCCCATAAGCTAAAGGCTCGCCCGCTCTAACACGCGTAGCGAGGTACAAAACTGGGTTATCTAAAGCCGTCCGGTGAACGTCCGTGAGCATGATTTCAGGGTTAGGCGTCATAAAGTACCCTCGACCCCTAACTGGTGGAAGCTGCGCCGGGTCACCGAGCACGAGTATTGGCGTCTTAAAACTTAAAAGGTCACTAGCAATTTGCTCGTCGATCATACTGACTTCATCAACTATAAGTAATGTAGCGCCCTTAACAGCAGAGTTCTCGTCTAATGAAAAAGAAGGTTTCTTTATCTGTAATCGCTCAGATTTAATCTCTATTCTTAATTGATCCTTTTCATTTTCTGTCTCAGCATTTTGCAATTGCTGTTCAAGTTCTACGAGGCGCAATAGTGACTTTTGCTTCGTCTTATAAATTAAGGAATGTATCGTCTTCGCTCCGAAGCAACCTTTTGACTGCATCACGGAAGACGCCTTGCCAGTGAAGGCACCAAATAAAACAGTACCTTCTATGCCTTTAGCGAGCTCAATGGCCAATGTGGTTTTGCCAGTACCCGCGAAGCCGAAAAGATGAAAGACCTGACCTGGACACCCACTGTCATACCAATGTTTAAAATCTAATAAGGCTTTATCTTGTTGTGGAGAGAATTTCATATTAATCCTTTATGTTTAGCGTACTCAATAACTGAATCAGCAGCTAACATAGCAGCTTGTATAGCCTTACCCTTTTTATATCTTGTGATTATACAATGACGTTTAATACCTTTAATTAAAAAGGTTGCTTGAAACCGACCCTCATATAAAACTAATTCAGTGAGTTCTACTGGCTTATTTTTAATACGTTCTTTGATGGTTTCTTCAATCGTCATTACAACAACCTATAATAAAAAGCCAGCGACCACTTCGAGGGTATGATCGCTGGCCTCTTCTAAGCCAATGGTGAAACTTGCGGAAACTCCATCAGCTAGAAATCAGAACGGAATTTCCTTACCTTCACTGACGTCATCTTCTCCTGCTTCACGGTGAAGAGAATCCGTCGCAGCTTTAACAGAGCCTTCCTTACAAAGCTCATAAAATTCCTTAGCTGCCACGAAAATAGGATTATCAGGAGCCAGGCGTGATTCGACAGCATTGTCACCAGAAAACCCTACTTCAAAATTATAGAAAGTATGGGTGTCTTTCGTTTGTTGCACTGTTTGGATACGCCAAACATGAGCCCAGAGAGGAGGCGTAATCTTGCTGCCATTCGCTGTTAGTATACGCAACGAACGCGCTCGCGTCATCCATTGACGATAAACCTTAATCTTAGTGCTATTAAAAGCAATAATAGCTGGTGAACAATCACCGTCTTCTCTAAGATGCTCACCATAAAGATAGAAGGTATCAACGAGTTCGTTACCTTCCGGTGTTTT